TAGGCTTTTGCATAAACAGATTGGCAGGGTTTACAACGATATTTATTCTTATGAAAATCGTCAATAGGTTTAACAACATGACAGGTATTGCATTTTCTTGTCATGCTTAGTCCATATTAATAATTTCTGGTTCATTACCAGCAGCAACCCACTCAAGGTAATTTTGATAATCTGCGTTTGACTCGTCAAATGGAATCCACCGTACTGTTCCATTTTCATTATGACGAATAATTTTCGCTTCTTCTATTATCTGATACATCATAACTCCGCATCTGCTGTTAAGTTGATTGAATGAACCCCACCAGCAGTGATTGATCCACTAGCCCTAATAGAAACTTGAGAGTTACCAGACCATCCAAGAACAGTTGCGGTAGGAACTGCACCTGCTTGACTTCCCCAGTTAGATGACGCTCCATCTGTTTGATAGGTGGTAACCGTAGGTGCGGATCTCATCGTTACAGGTAGCGTCTGAGTTGAAACAAAACTTACATTGGTAACTGCTGATGACCCACCCAAAGATCCTGCGTTTCCTGCTGCCTGTGCTGGTTTTGTTTCTTGATTGAAAGTTTTGAAATAGTACCGCTGGCATTCCGCCAACTCAGTCCCATACGACTTGAACTCAAACGGCGTAGCAACAGGACCAACCTCCAACTGCACACCCGTGATCTGCCAATAGTTGTTCGTTGCTGAGGCTAGGTTCGTCTGGCCGACAGCACGGTTAGCGGCAGTGCTGGCCTGCCAAGTAGTTGACAGGGTGCCAGATGTGAAGTTGCTGCCTGCACCCAACCAGAAACTCAAACGGAATGAGTCCCCATTATCGTTGTCAAATGCACCCGTCGTATCAGCCGCAAAGGTAATAGTTTTCTTCTCCCACGTTGCGCTCGCGCTGATCGTGTAGGAGATGGAAGTCTGGCGAGTGTTATCAACATCAAGTAGATCGGCAACATACGTTCCGGTCACATTTGACTTCACCCAAAAAGACAACGTGATTTGCTGAGCCGCAGAAGTACCCTTAGCAATCCTCTGCAAGTCTTGACCTTCAATACGCTGCTGAATCTGAAGAAGATCACTGGCTGCTGGCGCAGCGTCAGCAGCCGTGCAAAGGACTTTCAGGGACTTTTGTAAACCGCTGCCTGTAGGCGCGTCGTTCTCAATCGTCTGCGTCCATGTCCCTAGCGATGTGTTAGTCATATTCCAGCGATCAGCCGTGTAATAGCCACCAGTCGTGATACCCGACACGCTCACACCACGCTGATGCACCTGCATCGCACCGTTATAAAGCAGATTACGATTCGTCATAGCGGCAGCACCAGCAGCAGGAGCAGCAGGAACAAACGCTGAACCGTCATACACCTCAATAACGCCCTCATCGGTGCGATACGTCAGCATCCCCTCAGACGGTGAAGCAATAGCCGAGGAACGAGCCGCCGTCCCAGCGAACACCATGACAGACTGCTCCATCAAATAAGTGTCCACGTCGGCAGCGGTAAGCACCTCCCCAGCGGTGAAATCCTTGAAACCCGCACCAGCCATTACAACTCCCTTACCTAGAACCCGAGAACATTAGAATCGAGAACACCAAAAGAAACACTATCAAGAATAAAGGCGCCTGACGTTTGCGAGAAATTGAAGGTTATGCGGTGACGATCCACATACACTTCATGTTCAATGGAATCAATCGCCACATACCTATCAATAGGATCACCGATATTGTTAGGCGTGAAAATAACGCGCACCGCATCAGCCAACTCTAATCCGAGAAGCTCATTCTGCTGCTCGACGGTTAGCGCTTCCATCAATACCGAAACAGAATTGATCCGTAACTGAGGCACCCCATATAGGGAAACTAGCCATTCGGCTAGATCCTGTGCCTGCGTATCATCGGCGAGGAGACTATCGCCCCTGACATAGGCGGTGATGCCGTAATCCTCTTGGCTTTCAACGTTCTCTGCTGTGGCCGTACCAGCATTTGAGCGAATAATTGAGACACTGTTACGCAACTGCTCCGTGCCATATTCGACACCGATATTCTCAAATGGAATCCCTGAACCGTCATCAGCGAAAACAGTTGAAGTGATCTGCTGCAAATCGGTACGTTCACGGAACGTCAAAATACCAGAAGCAGACATAAATAACGCGCCAGGCTCATCCGCCTCGACTCCCTGCAAATAAGCCAAAGCGTTCACAGTATTAGTGTCGGTTCCGATAGCGTCACCAATCAGGGTGGCCTGCCCTGTATCAATCTGGCGCCTACCAGAAGGCCAATTCACTTCAGGACGATCCAGGATTGCCGCGACACGTTCGCCCGTAGTTTGCGGTATAGCAGTATGAGCCGCGATATTCTGTTGAGACAATAAAGCGAAACCGTCAGAAGCTTTAGCCACCGCAATCGAATCACCCGAAAGCTCGTAGGCTAAATCCCAATCCTCAACTTGGCCCGTGAAAGCGCGCTGCCCATTCACCTCAACCACAAGTTCTTTGCGCGGTTTGATTGAAGGCGCGTAAGGGCTGATGGCTGTGCCTGCTGTGGGATCGTAATACCTGGAACGGTTATCTAGGACAACTTCAACATCTCCGGCCTGAAATCTTTCCAGCAGGTTAGAACGCCCACGGCGGATACGCACCTGGCGAACGTCGGAAGTTATATCCGTGAGAATGTCACCAGCCAGCGGATAATCCGTGTTATCCAAAAGGCCTTTGACTTCATCATCGAGAGTAAAGAAGTTTCCTTGCCCAGCAGCGTTTAGATCAAACGCAATCTTGACAATAGTTTCAGCCATTGACGGCCACCGGGATAGGGCCATTTCTGCGCTGGTACTGCTTCAAGGCATCAACGATCTGGCGGCCCACCTCGGCACCGTCAGTACCCATACCAGCATTAACGTTAATAGTTATATTCCCGCCCATGCCGCCAAGTTGATTCAACGGGATAACAGCCTCAGGCCCAGCCTCACCGATAAGCGACAGGGTAGGCCGAGTTACTAGGCCGCCTTGAGCGAGCGCACGAATCTCAGCCCAAATGCGGCCCTCACCGCTAGGCGGAGGCTGAGTAGTAGTGGCCTTAATCTCAGCGACAGTTGCGGGCTGAAGACCGATAGATTGAGCGATAGGGCCGATAGCGGCAGCCGTAGGAACTTCAATCGTAGCGGCAGGAGCACCACCACCGCCGCCACCACCGCCGCCGCTCGGGGCACTCACAGTAGTCTTAATATTGATTGCTAGATCAGATTCAAGATCAGCAATGATTGCCTTCAATGCTTTACGAGTAGGCGCATCCTTAGCGAAAGCAACAGTGAAAGCCCTCAGCAGAGCGATAGCCGACATGAGGCCAGCCTGGTAGAAAGTGTTAGCAGTCTCAGTTCCGATAGTTTGAGCCAAATCATCATAGGCTTTAACTGTCTCATTAGTGCGGTTAACGAGTTCCTGGGTATTGCCCTTCAGGTAAGAATCGGCAACATCAGAACCACGCTCGGCACCCATGTTGAGAATCTGCATGAATGAAGTCTTATTAAGCCCGGCCCTCAAGAGTTGCTGTAACTTCTCCCCAAACTCACCGAACTTCTTCGACTGAGCAACGAACTCCTCAACAATGGACTGAGCGCCAGTAGCCGCAGCAGTCTGCGCCTCCTGATAAGCCTGCTGAAGTTCCTTCAGTTTCTCTTTCTCAGAATCCGTAGCCTCATCCGTGAGCTTCGCCCGATACTTAGTCAGTTCAGCGAGCGCGTCAGAAGCAGCCTTCTGCCTGCCATAGTAGGCATCAGCCGCATCAGCAAGAGAAAGGAAACCCCTAAACGTATCCGTCACTGATTGCTGAGTGTTAGTGAAATCGGCTTGCGCGTCAGCAACAGCCTTAGAAACATTCGTCCAAGACAATTTCAGGCGATCAAGAAGTTTAGGCGCGTTAGCGATCTTCGCATCAGGGTTAAACTCGATACCGTACTGGCGAGTGAGTTCGATAAGTTCAGGTAGAGTCTCACCAATAGTGGTGAACTCATCCTTAAGTTTCTTAGCGCCACCAGCAGCGCCCTTACTTTTCTTCTCAGTCTCATCGAGGTAGGCAACCCATCGCTGCATACCGCGATTACCGAAGCCAATCTCAGCACCCAAAGATTGCGCAAGTCCCGTATACCTATCAGCGGCAGCATTAGTAGCCTGA